TTTGCATACATATCCATAATATGGCTTGCCTCCTTTAGAGATTCCCTCTTTAAGAATATGACCATGCTGGCAAGCAGGTGGCTCATTAGGTATTGATGCCGCTATCTGATCGACAACATCCCCAACAGACCAAGCAACCGGATCTTTAGGTTTATCAGCTTCAAAACTATCTCTTAGGATTGTTTCGATTTGTGCTGACTTAGATCCTGCCTTGCCATACATGTTTTGCCGGCTTTCCAATTTCTCCTTAAAAGATGAGGGTGCAACCACCTTACTCATTTCCTCTTGAGATGCTCTCTTGCCTTTAGCTGCAAAACCTGCGTTTGCAAGTGCTCTGCCAATCGCTGAAGTTTCGCAATTCTCCAATGCAGAAGTTGAATTGACACCACGATCCGAAATTGTTTCAAAAGCAAGCCCAGTTGCAGCCGGCTTTGCGTCCGCTTCCGTTTTGAATAATTTACAAAATACAATGAATCGAGTGTTAGATGCCTCGATGAGTTCAGTTTCGATTCTGTTGTCTGGAAATTTTCCATGCCACTTCTCCAATCTTGATTCGACTGTTTCATAATCCTCTAAATTAAATGCCATTATTTATCACCCCATTCAAACTGGTCATCTTTGACTGCTTCGAGGACTGTGTTATATACAGCCCCATAGGCAATGAAGTCTTTAATACTGTCGTAATGATCTGAGGTTTCACTAAGCCGAGAAACCTTGACAAGTGCCATGCACAATGCAGCTTGGTGTGGTGTGATTGGGAAATCCAAATATGCAGACCAAAGACCTGCAATTCGTTTGTGGTTATAGTATGGATGTCCATAGACATTTCCACGCTGCTGAATCGTAGTAATGACATCATCAAGCAATTGCTCAGTTTTTGTCATAATCAAATACTTCATCAGACTTGGTTTTGGTGTTCATCAATCGGCGGTGTGAATCCCAGCCATGCGCCCGACCTTTCCAGTATCCATTCTGAAATGCGGTGTCTTTAATTTCGTGAATAATCCATGCGCCTATACCCAAGCCCATAAATATCCAAGCCAGTTGTAGCATGTCATCTTTTGCGGTCATACGCTCACCTCGATTTTATCAGCGTAAGCCAATTTCCAGTCAAAACCATTTGCATCATCAATTGCAAAAGCAGCCTTAATTCTTGAACTGTGAATTTCGGATGCACGATGACCGGATGGTCGCTTGCAGCTTAAACCTGCTTTTGATAAACAGTTAGGACATTCCAAAGATTTTGGACAAACATCCCCACGAGTAGTGCCGTTGCACCATTCGCATTTTCTTTCATTTGACTTCATGTTGCTCCCTTACATATCCACAGCATCTCTGTGAATACATAAAGTTTGACCTAAATCAAGTTTTTAAGCCAATAATTTATCGGCGTGGCTTATAACGATTAGATAACGCCAATATCCTCAACATCATCGATATGGTCATCAATCGTGCGGTCGATATAGTCTGTTTCACGACCCATAAGAACGCTTATTGTAGCTGAATGAACCATCATGATTGACCGGCACTACTTCTACGCTCATGCCTTTCTTTCCAAAACTAAGCACAACAAATCCCATATTCCAATCGGCTGAGGCATATTTTAGGTATGAGGCTTTGTTTTTCATGTCCATCAAGTGTCCTGCCTCAATGCCCCAAATCGTTGAATAACGCCCATTTAAGCCAGTTTGGTGTCTAGTAGCACCCTGCCTATGGGTATGCCCACAAACCACGCTATTACCCCACTTTTTAGCAAGATTAAGGGCAGTTATACCAGCGTGCTTGGACATAACTCCTTCATCACCATGAGCCAAATACCAGCCCTTTTCAAACTCATAAGCCCTCTTATGGAAGCGAATGCCAAGATCTGAGTAATTCATAAATTTCTCATAAACTAATTCAGGCAATCCAAGCAATGATGGAGCACCTTTGAGCAAGGTAGTAAATAATCGATCCGTATGGTTTGATCTAATAATATCTGTCGTGCCTAAATCGTAAAGAATGTTTTGAGCAATAGTTCTTTCCTCATCAAGAGTTTCAGCAAATTCTAGTTTTGTGTTTTTTACCCAACGGCTCTGAGAAGTCATATCCAACTCATCACCAACATTTAATACATAATCAAATTTCTCATGCTTGCTCATGCGAATGAGGTTTTTTACAGCTTGTGGGTGATGTAGTGGAATCTGCAAATCTGGTGTTATCAAATACCTACGATTGGCTTTAATCGTCATCCTCATCGTCAGTTGGATCTATGGAAGGAATAATCCCGCCATCGCCTACAATCCAATCAGGAAAAGTCTTATGCTCGGTCATTAGCCAGAATGCGTGCTCTGGTGTAAATCCTGCTTTACGAGCTGCTTTATAACATTCATGCAATGCGGTGTAATGCTGATCTATCTTTGTTAATGGTTCAGGAGATTGGCGAACGACACGACGATTGATCTTTTTGCGTTTGATAGGTTTTCGAGTGTTCGCCATAAATAAAATTATCGCTTACTGATTAAGACAAACAGATCATCGACACGCTGTTCTAATCTTGTAATTTGGTCTTTGATCGAACTTCCAGAATTGGGCTTCAATTCTTGTAAGTAGGATTTAATAACCCAACGCAGACCCAGCAACAAACTTGTTGATATGGCGGATACGCCAACGGCGATACCAACCCATTCGTTTGCTGTCATTTCGCATTGATTCCATAATCAGCCTCTTTACCGGACTTTGGATCTAATGCTTTTGCAATAGGTGCTACTAATGCTCCAGCTAAGATTGCAAACTCTGGACGGATGTCAGCAACGATCGCCAATAGGACAGTAATGCCGGAAGCAGCTACAGCTCTTAAATATGACTTAATTGCAGCCTTGTGTTTGTTAGATAGTTTCATGCGTTGCCTCCTAGTAGTGGGATATTAAAGAACTCTCCTGTTTGTTTTGAATGAAATGAAATATGAATATGTTTGGTGTGAGGATTTATGCCCTTGTATCTACGCCAACGCCAGTTCAATAGTTTGCTGGCAATATGATGATTGTGAATTACATATTTGATCCGCTTATCTGTTTTGCCAGCAATGCGTATCTGATCGGCAAGGTAGGCAGATATGCCTTCGGCTTGACCTAGATCAGCTGTAATGTCAATGGCACAAACCTCACCCGAAGGCAAGGCATTGTGATCCGATTTTACTTTTTGATGCCTAGCGTCTGAAATCCAACCATCCGATTTTCTAGATCTTTCAACAAAACAGTCATCAATTTGCTCCCGTAGTTGGACTGCTGCTTTAGATAGGTAGGGTTTCATCGGCACAATTCCTCAAGATTATGCTAAAGACCTAGAGCCTGTAAATCCTCAACAGTTAAACCAAGTGCTGCAAGTTTCGCCTGTGCTGCAATTTTGGCTGCTGCTTCCAGTTCTTCTTTTGCGAGTCGTTGTCTATAAGAATTAAGATTAGCCTCGTATGCCATTTGTTCATCATCGGTCATATCTCTAACGATTTGCTCACCAGTAGTTGCGTTAATATCCATTGTTTTGCTCATTAGTTCACTCCGTAAATTTGTATTGTTCCAGCCTTGAAATCCCCGCCACTTGCATTTATAAATTTTATTGAAGTAATTGCAGTTGTATTGTTGTTGTAATTGGCAGCATATTGGTTAACATAAAATGACCCACCTGGGCCTGCGAAACCATTATTATTGGTTGTCCTGTAAAGGCTTGTGCTGGCGTAATTATTTATAAACATTTGGAAACCGCCAAATCTGCCGGAGGAGTCTCCAGTTAGACCAAATACAATGCCTGTTTGGATACTAGTGTCAGCCAAAGAAGCATCGGATTGAATTGTTCCAGCATTGTTGCGAATTCCTAAATTATTGTAATTTGCAGCAGCATCACCATTAAATTGCAGTTGAATAGGCCCAGTAGAGCCAGCCGAAGTTTGCAAACCAGAACCAATAATTATTAAATTTTTGTAAGTTGTCGGTATTGAACTAACTGTGTAATTATTTACTGTGTTGTTAAAACTTGTGCTATTTATCAAAGTTAAGCCACCACTAGCAGGCGCAGCCCACTTTAAGCCTGTTGGTGAAACAGTAGAGTCGGCTGTTAAAACATGTCCATCTGTGCCTACGGCTAATCGACCAATTGTGTTATCAGCTGTTCCAACAATTAAATCGGCTTTTGCATCTATTGTGCTTAGTGTTGGAGTTGTCAAGACTGGTGAAGTTAAAGTTTTATTTGTTAATGTTTGTGCGGTTGTTAAATCAGCAGTTATAGCTGTATCAATTGAAACCGTTGGAATTGGTCCTGTGCCTGATGCAACAGAAATTCCTGTTCCGGCTGCAACTTCGGTAATATCACCGACATCATTTGCAACCCATGCTGGCACTCCTGCAACAACGGATAAGATTTGTCCAGTCGTTCCAATTCCAAGTCTTGTGTTTGTGTTTGCCGTTGATGAACGATATTCAATATCGCCAAGAGTTGTAGATGGATTTAAGGCTTTTGTTGTTGTATCAACAGATGAGCCGAGCGTGCGAATAGCAGCTGCGCCATCCTTAACCAGATCGGTGTCGTCCGGTGTTTCCCAATTATA